CGTACACTAAACCTTTAACGTGGAGAATGCTATGAATCAAGATTGGGAACAATTTCCGTATGACTTTAAAATGCCAACGGACCCTAACGTGACTCTGCATTATCCAGGAGGTACATTCAGCGATTTTATGCTTGATGTATTACCAACGTTTTTTAGTTTTGTGTACGACTGTAAAGGGGATCTAGTTAATGTGGATCCCGCCCACTTTCCAGTGGGTTTCACGGAGCAAACACTTGGACAGGTAACTGTTGAAGCGAATGCTCTTGTTAACACGGCAGTATTCACTGTCGGTTCAGGATGGTCAGAAGAGACAATAAACCTTTTAAAGTTTTGTGTTGATCTGGTCCTTGACTTACTTCATGTATTTAGCGAAATATCGCTGTTTATTGCGGTTAGTGACAAACCCCTGGAACTCGCTCTTTATGAGCAAATACCGTTATGACCACGCGATCTGAAAGTTACGGTCTCGGAACCGGAAGCCCAAATTTTGGGTCTACGTCTTCGACTGGTGAGGATGGTAAGTATATTGATGGAGTTAGTGGCCCACTAAAGTGGAATGCCTATTCTAAATTCTCATATACCCATTCTGGTACTAAAGATCTGGTTTACCATACATATTGGATGCAATTAAGCGCCCTCAGTAGTATGGTTACCTACTCTGTAGCAAATATAGATAATAAATCTCTGAACAAACTGGTCGATAAAGTCCGTAACAACGACTTTAATTTGGCTTCGTCTTTAGGCGAATCACGTCAGCTTGTTTCTTTGGTTCAATCTAATTTGTCTTCCATTTCGCGTGCTATGCTCTATAATAAACATGCAACTACTCAATCACAATATGAGAAAGTACTAGAGTTATTGGGCATAAAAAGCAAAAATATCAGCTACTCGAAAGATGTAGCTGATCGTTGGCTTGAGATGCAGTACGGTTGGTTGCCATTAATCGATGACGTTTACGCTGCGGCTCTTGCTTTTGAAGAAAAGACAAGAAGCCGTCGTGCGCAAATATATCGTGTTAGTAGTAGCCAGTTCGTGCCAATAGAAACTTCAGCCGATCCGGGCTCTTATAAGAGCAACGGAATGATGAAGGTCACTGTACGTTACCAATATGAGTTTAGTGAAAAACTATCTCAGCCGCGAGCATTAGGGTTGGAAAACCCTTTGCCTGCGTTGTGGGAGATAACCCCCTATAGCTTTGCTATAGACTGGTTTATCCCTATCGGTAGGTACCTTGACAATCTAGCAATTATACCACAATTGGAAGGTCGCTGGTTAAAAACAGTGGTCAAGAAGGTGGTAGGTCGAGGTGTTCCTAATAGTGCATCTCCTTACTATATCGGCTGCAGCGGAGCTGTAGACGCTATTAGTATAGAACGAACAACGGGAGTAGGTTTTAGTGCATTTTCTGTACCATTACCAACAGTCCGTCCGTTCGTTGACGCCGCATCAGGGTTGCATATCGCTAACGCTGTTGCTCTCGCAACGTCAGTCCTCCAGGGGGGTAACCCCCGACAAGGATTTTAACGGTACAACGGTTCTTTATTGAACTTTATTTTCCTTTTCGTTATTTTATTTTTAGGAGGCTATAATGCCTGCAATGACCAATTTATTAGTCAAAGATGATTCAGCTACTCCCAAAGAGTGGACTTTAATTCCCATAACAGATACCCCAAATCCAATTTGGCGTAGTAATGATTCTTTATTACCTATCGAGGCTCAACCTCGTGTATCTGTTACTATGGAAAAGTTGAAAACCGGTTCTTACCGAGTTTCACTGAAGACGGAGGTGCCTGTTTTAGAGACCCTCGGTGCATCAGGCACATCACTAGGCTACGTTGCTGCACCAAAGGTCGCGTTCGTGAATACTGTTATTACTACATTATTCGCGGATAAGCGGTCTACGATCAGCGACAGAGCCAATGCGATGAAAATCCACTGTGGATTGTTCGCTGGAGCTTCTTCCGTTACTGCAACCGGTGTGTTAAACAACGCATCACTCGGTGACGTATATAAGGCTTCAGTACTCCCAGTGATCCAAGCTTTTATAAGCATGGTACTGCCTAACTAGTAGCGCGGCCTGACACTTCCCAGTGTACGCGTGCTTTCTAGTTATGAACTGAACGTTTGGTTAAACGTTTTGGTTTATGATTATATTGGAAAAACTCCTTCGACATTATGTCGTTGCTAAACCATAGAGGTGAAACATGAGTTGGAATGATATACGCACTTACGAGCAGACTCTAGAAATTGTGCATAACCTCACCAGAGTTTGTATGAGACTAGGCGGCCCACTAACTAATCAGCTTGGTAGCTTGATGTTAGAAAACCGTTACCTTGATGTGATCAATTTTAAATTCGATTACACGTGGTATTTCTCTATAGATGACTTTACCTATGCCCGTCAGATACAAGGTCTTGTTGCGAAACAAGATTTTTTGGATCTGGGAATAGATACAAAAGCCGTCGCTATTAAAACTTTTCTCAATACAGAAATCATATGTCGTGAGACAAATAAGAGATTAAGCAACTCATCTCCGGGCAATCCGGACGTTGGTGCCATACTTTATATGGCACAGCGGAAAAATGATGAATTACTTGGTCCCGTACCGTCTGACGACGTTTTGGATATGATTATAAGCTCTGGTGGTGACACCGTGAATAGAGGCCTGGACTTTAATCCTAGGATAAAGCTATCAGGCAGTCTGGCGTGTAGTACTAACTTACTTCCTGCCCTGGCGAGTGTCTTAAAGACACTGCCTGGTATCTGCGAAGCTAACAATGAGATGATAGATTATCACCGCGTTTATCGTGCGTATGATCATAATTATCAAACGGAGTTAGCTCAGCAGTACTGGTACCATTATGCCAATATCTTGCAAAGCTCTCAAGCTTTTAAAGTAAGTGTTGACGTGGTACCGGCAGAAGTGAGCGTAGTAGCAAAGAACTGTAAGACAGGGCGAACTATAGTGATCGAGCCTAACCTCAATAAAATGAGGCAAAAAGGACTCGGGTCACATATTAGAAATCGCTTAAAGCTTGCAGGTCTTGACTTAACCAAGCAAGAACCTAATGCTCGCGCTGCAGAGAAGGGTAGTATCGACGGTACGATTTGTACCTTAGATGTCGTTACTGCTTCTGATTGTATGACACGAGAATTAGTATGGAATCAGATTCCATATCCGTGGGCATCTATGTTAGATGAATCCCGGAGTGCAACTGTTAATGTTTCTAAAGAAATGGCCTCTTTTGGTTTACCAATAGGTTATGAATTAGAACTGGAAAAGTTTTCCAGTATGGGTAATGGCTTTACTTTCGAGTTAGAGTCATTATTATTCTATAGCTTAACGTTTTGTACTTGTCAGTTCCTTGGTTTAAGTACAGAGGGAGTTAGAGTTTACGGTGATGACATTGTCTGTCCCACCGCAGCCGCACCATTATTGACTGAGGTCCTCGCGTATGTTGGATTCACGATTAACATCGACAAATCTTACACGTCCGGTCCCTTTCGAGAAAGTTGCGGTTCTGACTACCTTTGTGGTGTCGATATTCGTCCATTTTACCTTAAGTCTGGGGTAAGTGAACGGGTTCTTTACAATATGCATAACTGGTTTATACGCCATTGTGAGTTTGCACTTGCAAAGGCGTGTTACCATTATGTACGTAAGGCCACTGCGTTGTATGGTCCAGATAATTACGGAGATGGTCACCTCATAGGTGCCTATTCTACTGAAGTTAGCCGGAAACATAAACGTCGCGGTTATTGTGGAGGAAGTTTCAAATCATATTGTTTGAAGAAGCGAGTAAACCACTCAATTCAGAAAAATGATTATGTTTTCCCTTGTTACAGCATTTATGCGAAAAGTTTTGAAACTGAAGATGAGGATTTTGCTTATTACAGCAAATTCGAAACCGACGGTCTAATGACTGATCCTGATGTCATACGGGGTTTTGGGAAACCAAAGATTATATCGATCTACACGCACAGCTCTAGCATTTTTGCTAGAACTAACTTGTAAACAACTACGTGATCTTGATGTAGTTTATATAAGTTCTACCTCTCTGGGGTAACGCTGGACCGAAAGGCCGAGCGGGACAATCCAATCTTGGATTGCAATTGAAAGC